GATTGCTTGGTTAAATGTAACCGTGCCAGTGAATTCGTGAGCATCTCCTGATGCGTTACCGATAGTAGTATTACCATCGACAGTAAGAGTGCCATCAACTTTTGTATTACCGTCAACATTTAAGTCTCCATCTACGTCAGCATCATCTGTAATATTAACTGTGCCACCTTGTGAATCTAAGATTAGATTTCCAGAGGTTGTAGAAATTTCACTTGCACCGTCAACACCAATCTTAATGTTGTCAGCAGTAATATCTGTAGAAGTTATCGCATGGTTAAACTGGACAGTACCTGATACGCTATGTGCATCAGAGCCAGCATTACCAATCGTTGTATTACCATTAACTTGGAATGTCCCTGCAGCAAATGTATTACCTGTCTGTGCATCTACTGTGAATGTAGCAGCAACAGCAAAGTCATCAGTTACATCGAGCGTGCCAGTGATGTCGACATTTCCACCAAAGCTTCCATCGTCAACGACGATGAGGTCGTCACCGACGTGTAAGTCAAGACCAATACCCGCGCCACCACCAACGATGAGAGTACCTGAAGCAGAATTCGTTGCATTTGTTGTATCAAATAATTTTAAAGAGCCAGCATCGATACCAGACCTAGTGCCACTAAATGCTTCACTACTGTTAGTTGCTGCATGATAAACTGCAAATCTTTCTGCAGAGTTATCCCAACCAAAGAATCCAAGACGTGCTTGTGAATCATAGTATCTAAACTCAACACCTCTGTCCTTAGCATCATCTGATGAAGGAGCAGTGTCACCACCAACTGTGATGATAGGGTCATCAATAGTTGTTACAGTTGAGTTAACTGTGGTTGTTGTGCCATTAACAGTGAGGTTACCCTCGATTAAAGCATTTGTATTAACAGTCAAGCTGCCATCTACTGTTACATCATCTGTAAATTGAGAGACAGCATTTACTGTTAAGACATCAGAGTTAGCATCTCCAATCGTGGTCAAAGGACCGTTGATTGTTACCCGCTCATTCATTGTAACAAATCCATGCACAGTTAGTGAGCCGTCTGTGACATTTCCTTGACCGACACGTCCTATTGTAGTAGCACCTGATTCTCCTAAGATAGAAAATTCAACAGTATCATTAGTTTCTACCTTACCAACGTAGAAGTCATCACCAACATGTAAGTCTGCAACTATTCCTGCACCACCCGCAACTCTTAAGTTAGCATCTGCATCATTAGCAAATGAAGCATTGTGTGCTGATGTTGCTCCAACATACTGACGATATTTTATATCAACGTTATTAAGTAGAGAAGGACGTGTGCGAGCAGTGCCTGCGTCCTTAACTACAATTCTATCAGAAACATATAAGTCAGTGCCTATTCTGACATCCTTATCAATATTAACACCACCCGCAAATGTCGCATTACCACCACTGGTTAATGTGATTGCAGATTCTGATGTTGTAGGGTCAACAACAATATTATTTGTCCTTTCAAAAGTATTGACACCACCTACATTTAGACTACCTTCTATGTCTGTATTACCATTTGTAGAAGACACTTTAAATGTCTGGCCACTACCATTGGTTATCGTGAAGAATTTACCAGTAGTATCGAGTGTAATATCATCGTGGAATACTGAATCGTTATCAACGTCTAAGGTTGAATTAAATGTAACAGCAGAATCTACATCAAGAGTGCTATTAAATGTTACTCCACTATCTACATCCAGTGTGCCATCTGTATGTGTATTACCATTATCTGTATCAATATCAAATACGCTAGTGCCACCCGCAGTTTTAATCTCGAATTTTTTATTGTCTGCTTGTAAAAGAAGACCATCAGTTATAGTTGTTTGTAACTGGATGTCAACTGTACCTTCAATAACTGTGTTACCAGTTGCACTCGCAACAGTAAACTTATCAGTAGTATTATCTCTAATTGCAAAGTTGGCATCTATATCAACAGTGCCATCTATCTCAACGTTACCATTCAAGTGACTTGTGCCACCAACGTTAAGGTTTTCAGAAATGCCTGCACCACCAGTTACTACCAGTGTGCCAGTTGTAGGTGTCTTCCAAGTAGAAGACGTATTAGTTGTTAGACGGAGATTTCCCGCAATAATAGGAGCATCAGTGCCAGAGTAAACTTCGCTGACATTGGTCGCGTTGTAGAGGAACCTATAGCCGCCAGTGCCAGACCATATGTTAGAGTCCGCGTAATTTTCGTCCCAACCGAAGAAACCAAATCTTTCTTGTGTATCATAGTATCTAAATTCTACACCACGATCCTTGTTATCGTCAACTACTAAAGTATCCTCACCACCTAATGTAATGATAGGGTCTTGGACTGTTATAGTTGTAGAGTTGACAGTCGTGGTTGTGCCATCAACTTGTAAGTCACCACGAATTTGGACTAGACCTGTGACTGCATCGTCATCATTAGGGTCTAATATCATTGTGGCATTAGTTGTAGATAAGGTATTATCTTGGAATTGATAACCTTCTACGTTTACTCTATTAGAAACATTAGTTGCACTAATAGTGATATCATTATCAGATGTGATATTGATGTTAGCATCACCACTACCTGAGTTAGTAGATGAAATACTAAGTGCTCTAGCCTGTGTTGTATTCTGGGTAAGTTTAAAGTCTAAATTACCACTACCAGTCTTGTCTAGAGTTTGGTCGATTGCACCATCTAAAGTGATGTCTGCATCAGAGAAGTAAGTCCTTACATTAATATCAACTTCTCCTGCACCACCATCAGTAATAGTTAAACTGTTACCTTGGTCTGTGTGATGATGACACCAGTAGTGGAGAGTTGAAGGTGCATCAGTCTGCACTAATATTTCTGCTACACGAGTTGTAGCAGCATCAAAACCACTTACATACCCTGCCATGTCAACGACAGCACCATCTAACTTATAGGTGATACCATCCATATAATGACCATTACCATTATGGTCACCATCATCACCTGTGCTAAACATCAATGGGTGATTCATCCCATTGTATACTTCATTGCTATTATCTGACTGGTCAAAGATATATGTTACTCCTCTCTTAAGACCAATGCTAGGTTTCTCTACAGCATCAAGATAAAAGACACCTGTTGCTTGACCACCAACATTATCTACACCAACTGTAACTGCTATCGTAGTAACTAACTGTTGAGTCCCGCTACTACCATCACCAGTATTATTAACACTAAAGAGTAGGTTACCAGTTGTATCGTTTACCTTCGTATAGTTAAGATAGTTAAATCCTCTATAACCAGTAACAGGAGTTAACTCTTGGTCTAATTCAAAATGCTCATGAGAGTTACCATCAGCAAACGAAACGCGATTATTTTGTAGTTGAGTATTATCTACACCCGCAGCAGCGATGGTTACGAAACCACCTTCTATACTGTTGCCTGCATCCCATGCAGTTACATCAAAATCTTCTTGGTTAAATGCTGCTATACCTTTTTGTGGTGCAATAGCAGTCCCTAAGTATCTCCAACTTCCTGTATCAGATGAATCTGTGTGAGTAGGCTCACCACCACCTGAGGATATATCTAATATTGCTTCATATAAAACGTCAGCACCATTCTTTACCTTATCATATCTTGAATACGATGCAGCGTTACTATATGCAGGAGCAAAACTACCCTCTGTTGCTGTAGCGATAGGAGAGGTTTGTGCATATGTTAAACGACCATATCTGTCAACGTTGAAGTTTGTTACGTTAACAGTCTCAGTACCTGTAGTAGCAGAGATTAAAGGTGTATCTGCATTACCTATTGGGTTATAATTACCAACAACAACTGTTGTATCAGCAAGGTCAACGAATGGGTTGGATGATTGTCCGTTACCATTCTGCACAATGATACGTCCACTACCACCAGTGATTGTGCGGTTAACTAATGTGCCTTCTGCCTGTCTGGATATAATACCAAAACCTGACATCGTCGCTAGAGAAGTCAGGTCAGTATCTAATGGTTGAGCGTCAGTAATACCATATGATGCTAAACTTGTAGGGTTATCAGCATCAACAATACGACCTCTAGAGTCGATAGTTACTTGAGAATATGTACCTTGTGCGTCTAAATCGTTTGCATCGTAATGTGGTAGTGCGACCACATAGTTTAATTCTGCTGTAATGGTTAAGTTTGCAGACCCATCAAAAGTACCTGCACCAGACATATCACCACCAAGTGATATCTGACGTGCGTTAGCAAGACGTGTAGCAGTTGCAGCGTTACCTATAACAGACGCAGTAATTGCACCCGCTTCAAAGTTACCATCAGCATCCCTTTTAACAAGAGTGTTAGCAGTATTTGATTCAGTTTCAATAGGTCTCTCATATTTCAGAGAGTTCCACGATGTAACACCGTCTCCGATTTTGATACGTGAAGTATCAATCTCAATACCTAACTCACCCTGAGCAAGGATTGGATTGACGTTAGCCCATTGCTGTGCACCGTCACGTCGTAGTTGTAGTCTATTTGCCATTACCTTTTATTGTGGGCTGCAGACGATTCCGTCTGATTTATTTATGCAATAACGAAGAGACTCCACGTTTCTGTTATGCTGCAGGCACTTCTGCAGGTTCCGCTACCTCAGTAGGTTCTGGAGCAGGAGGATTCAGATATTGTAGTGTCTCAATAGCACCAAGTAATTTAAGAGCAGTTGCTTCATTATCCTTGATTTTTTTTGCTAACTCTTGGTTTTCTGAAATAAGATTGTTATAGCGAGTTTGAAATTGCTCTAACAATTCTTCTTGTGTAGCAGTTTCCTTCACATCAACTGGCATGATTTTCTCCGTTTACGATAATTTGTTTGAGAAGAGATTTGATTTCATTCAAATCTAATTTTACAGCATCAACATCAGTTTGTAAAGCTTCAAACTTTGCATCCTTCTGTTTTCTTTTATTATAAGCTGCCATGTAGTCATCATACTCTGTTTTGTTACAGTTTACAACAGCGTTTGAATCTGGGTCTCTGTACCATCCATCCTTTCCCTTCACAGGAATTAGGTCGGGTGAGTATGGCTCTATATGGTCTGTGGACTTTTCGGGACTTGACATGAGTATTAATAATGTATATAATCAACCGTGTTAGGTTGCAAGAGCGATAGCCCTTAGGTCAGCTATGAGTGGGACTCGTGCCTGATTTTTGGAGCGCATCACGATTTTTAATTGGAAAGCGTTGAAACTTAATCCTTTCTTCTCGTATGCGTAATCCTTCCAAAGATATTCATCTGTTGGACTTGTATCATAATCTTGATTCAAGGTTGTGATTGGGTCACCGATTGGAGACCATCCAACGTTGTTGGGGTCAGCATTGTCACCTGTTTTGAAAGCACGATAATATATACGGATTTCAGTTTGTGGGTGTCTAGTGATTTGGAAATCAACCTTGACTGCTCGCGCTTCACTACCCAGTCTTGCAAGACGAGTAATATAAACCGCGTCGTTTTGGTCACCTGTAGGTAATGTTGATACGTCTTGAGTCCTATCAATATCACCTTGTTGTCCATATGGTGAAGGACCACCAGGCCACATATTGACTCTGTTTGTAGTCGTAATAAGCGACATTCTATCTAGGTCAATACATGGAGACAGAGATTCTTTCTCAGTATTCAATGTTATTGCCATAGTTAGAGACTTATTACCATCTAGTTTATTCTGCTCATTAATCTTAGATGCAATCATCTGAGGAGAAGTAAACGAGTTTTCTTCATTCAATACGACATCATAATATTGACCACTGTTGATAAAGGAAGATTGGTCTCTAGGAGATGAGCCTCCTTCACCACCACCATCACCAACAGATGTAGCAGTTGTTGTATTTACACGAGCAATAACTTCAGTTTCTGGAAGTTGCATCGTGGAAACCGTAGGGGTTAGACACTCAAACTGGACGTTTTGTGTGCCCCATACTTCTGCTCCACCACCACGTATACCGTTTGTTGCAACGTGGTCTACTGCTAACATATAAGTGTCAATCCAAGGACACTCAATGCCAGAGTGGACTTTGTTAATTTCAGTTAGTGGTATACCGTCTAAGTTATAACATTCAACTACTGTGCCAGATGGATGCTCTACATCTGCAGTACCATTACTACCTCTACCTGATGTTGCAACAGTTATAACTTGACCATTACTTGAGATAGCAGAGTATTGTATAATTTCGTCGCCAATTTTAAGATACCCAGGATTTAAGTTTCCTATATTAGCACCACCAATAATAGCATGGAATTGAGAAGCATCCTGCACCTGTATACTAGAGCTTGATTGTGCAAGTGTAGTAGTTAATGTTGTGTCAGGTACCTCAGATACAACACCCATAATCTCAACGTTGTTTGTACGTTGATGCATACCATGATTTCTATGATAGATAAGGACTTCCTTATCATCAGATGGGAATGATGGTGCTTGTGTTGGGTATGCAGTGTATGAGTCTCCTGCATAGTTAATCGATGTGATAGTAGCACTTGTGCCACCAGGTTCGTTTAGTGTATCAGATGAATCGAATGACTTAGTAATGAAATTCAATATAAGAGTTGTAGTACCTGAATCATAAGATGTAACTGTACCTACTGCACCTGATGTTGACCCTGTTACTGTATCTCCAACCTCAAATGTGCCATTGAATATAGCAGACAATACAATCGTCGCTGTAGATTGTGATGAAGTTAAACCTTGGAATGGGTCACCGTTAGTATCAAGGAAACCAGATGAGAATGTGCCACTGATATCTGTCAATGTCATTTTCTCTGGGTCAGATACTGCATCATATTCTTTAATAGTACCTGCAGCACCTGATGGTTGCTGTACTATTCTTGCACCAACTGTGAAGTTATAATTGTTACCCGCAGGCATCATTAACTGTTGAGTTGGTTTAATTGTTTGAATTGGATTCTCAATAAGATTGTGAATACCTCTGTTACCACGTCCTAACTCAGCGTTATTGAGAATAACTGTGCCAGTAGGTTGTGTGAAACTTGCACGATATATTGTAAACTTCAAATCTTCATACTGGTCAGCAGTCCATGTAGATGCGTTTTGTGATTTGAATAACACACCTGAGTATGGTTGCTCAGATATAGTCCTTGTGCCTGATACATCTATATCACCCATTCTGGATATCCAAACTTGATATTCATTAGAGTCTGATAGAAGCACAACACAATATTCTGTGTCTGCCTTGATGTATACAGGTGACCTAAAGACGAATCTTGATGGTATTGCTGCGTTGTCTGACAATTCAATCTGGTCAGAATCAACTGTGCAGTCAGAGAAAGGTAGAATCTCTTTACTTGGATAACCATTCTCCATAGTCCTTATCTGCATAGAGATAGGAATATTACTATCCTTAGTCTTGAAGAAGATATCAACACTACTTAAGAATACACCACCTTCTTCTGCAACAAGGAATGATTGTGCAAGAGGGTCATACCAACCAATCTGACGTGTAGATGTCCTAGTAGTTGTAACAGTCCTTGTGTCATTAACTGTATCTCTAACAACCTCAGCATTTCTGATTGCTAGGATGTTTTCTCTAACAACTCTCAATGTACCTGTTGCCTGATATGTGGTATCTGCAGAAGAATCTACTTCACCTGATGCCTTACTATTGGTAGAGGATGTTGTAAATCTAACTGAGCGAGTACCTGTTGCCCAACGTGGGTTTGAATCATTCTTAGGTGATGGGATAAACAATGTACCTTGTAGGTTACCAATGTTATCTGACAATAGACGTCTGTCTCTCATAACAGCACGTGCACCTGATGTCTGTCCTACTAATATTTCACCAACAAGAGCGTTACCAAAGAAGTTTGGATTGACGCTTTCTGCCATAGCAGTAATATCAATATTTAAGAATGGTGTCTGTGATGCATATGACTCTGCTAATGCTGCTTGTCCTACACCATATGGGTCAGTCTTTAAACCATCATTTGCAGCAGCAACTTTTAGTTGACACTTAGATGTCTGACCAATAACTGTCTCACCAACAACGAAAGGTGTTTCGTTTGTATTAGGGTCAGCACTAGATGACTTAGTAATCTCGATGACCTTAGGTAACATATAACCAGTAACATCCACACCATCGAAGAATGCATACATTCTTGTGCGTGGTTTTAGTCTGTCAACATTAAATCCAATATTTCTTGAGCGAATCCAAGGTACTACTGATTGTGATAGTATTGTATCACCAAGTGATTTTCTTTCAATCTTAGGTATAACACGTGTCCTAATACCCTGTCTTGCTTGGTTATTAACAACCCTCCAAGTCCTTCTTTCATGGACGAATAGTGGTTGTCTTCCTTGTCCGTGACCTAATCTACCAAGTCTACGACCACCAGCTGCGAAACTACCAGACCTGTTTCTAAATCTACTACTAGAAATTAGAGACTCACCAGTCCAGTTAGTCCTCCAACCACCCCACTGAATAGGAGCAAAACCATTTTGGTCAATTTGTAAATCTCTTGCTACAGCAGAGAAGTCACCTTCTACGTTTTCAACTCTTGCGGGTTTACGCTCAATATCAATCCAGTCATCAGATGCAGGAGTTAAGTCAACACGACCAATGAAAGTAAACACGTTGAATGGGTTTACATTCTCTACTCTAGATGCATATGGTTGTGTAACAATAGCAGTATCAACGTAAGGTAACATTACCATGTTACCACCAGTCTTAATTACATTAGTTGATTCAGCTAAGTTTAATTGGAGCGGGACATTGGTTGTATAATGAGAAGGACGTAAATGACCTTGGCTAAAGTCCATGCTGCATTTATAGTCAACATTAAGGACGTCACCAATAGTGTGGTCTGTAAAGTCATCAACAATGTATCCATTCTTAAGTCTATCAAATCCATTATCGTCATAAGATTTAGTATTCTCTGCCTGTGATTCTAGCATAGTCAGAGACGTATAGTACTCAACATGTGACAATCTTGTTTCAATGTCACCAATATCCTTCATCGTATAACGACGAATAATTTCTTGGTTGATTAGTATGTCTCTTTCTACATCATAAACATAAGGACGATATTCAATTTGTGCTAACAACATAGCGTTGTCAATATTATCAGGAGGTGGAAGGTCTTCCGAAGATACACCTTTGACAACTTTTAATTGATTATCATGAGTTAAGAATAACTTATCTGCTCTGGGTAGGTAATAGCAGTAATCACATCTAAACTCGCTATTAACTTTAGGGACATCGAATATAGTCGAGCCACCCGCACCACCACTGGTATCAAAAGTCCTTGCACCGAAATCTAATGACGCACAATTCACATAATATGGAGCTGTGATTAGACCACTACCTGATGCTAATTCTCCTACACCTGGGCGGAAGTCGAGTTGGTCTCTTAAGAAGTTAATAGACCCATCCAATTTGTATTTAGGTATCTCTTTAAACGTAATACCAGTATATGATTGGTTACTGAAATAGTCACCTGATGATTCATGGACGAAGTAGTCAAATATAACAAGAATCTTTCTGATAGGTGGTGTAAACTGTGGAAGTCTAGTCATCTTAGACACATCATAATAATGTGCTTTCTGTCCTGCATCTAATTCAAACTGACTGGTAACAACTTTACTACCTTTAGTTACAGACCCTTCTGCGTCATCAACAATACCAACTAACTGGACACCATCATCATCTACACCATCAATAGTTTCACCTGGGATGAATGGAATTTCATTAAGAGCAACAAAGTATAGTCTTAATGTAGAGTTGATAAACTGAATAACTCTACCACGAGCACCTGATGTCCTACCTACAACAACACTACCATTGTCAAAGAATCTAGATTCTGTTAATACAAGATAAGGTGACATAGCATCTGTGTCATCTTCTGATTCATATACAGCATGAATCTTGTAAACATCATTCAGTGCAAATGATATTTCTTCGTCTTCAATACGTGACCCATATAAGTTACCATATGCTAAACCATATCTTTGTTGGTCTTGCTGTATTCTTGTGCGAGTAACTTTCATCGCACGCATTTTTGCAGCAGTCTTAATTTTCTTAGTAACAATATTTTTGGATACCAACGCAGTTAATTTAACAGTAGATACATTTGCTAATCCATCAATAGTAACTGACTGTCTGTCAGCACCAAATGTAACTGTCAATGTGCCTGCATCATTTAATGCATCAATATCAAGGTTATCACCAACTGAGAATGCTGACCCTGATTCTGCTAATATTGTTAGGAAATAGTTTTCATTATCTAATGTAGCAAACTGCTCAGATTCTGGTAGAGAAACAGTAACACCACCAGACACAACTGTCTTATTATTAAATGTCCTAAACACAAAGAATGATTCGTCAGAGATTGACTTCATTGATGTACGTGGAGTATCAATGGTCATCTCACCATTCTGGTAGTCTTTCTGGAATACAAATGGACGCATTCTTAATAGATTAGTATAGTCACCATCAGTGATACTACCTTTAGTTAATCCTGTCTCTAGTAATGCTGTCTGTGTTTGATAGTTAAAGATATAACTTGACTGTCCTGTAGCAGCATTTGTTGATACTGTATTAATACCACTAGATGTGTCTACTCTTGCAATTCTTAGAGTCCTATTACCTTCTGCGTCAGAGTTTACAGGTGTAACAACATCACCAGGGCGAAGGTCTGCCTCCATCTTAGTGTTGTTACCTATAATATTTGTATTTCCTGCTTGGTCAACAGTAACACTAACACCTTCAATAATTGATTGGTCATTTAGTAATAAGTTTGCACCAAAGATAACTGCGTTACCTGAGTTTCTACCTCTAACTGTCCTAGCATCAGTTAAGTTAAATGAATGTGCTGCTTCTAATGTACCGATAACACGTCCATCTCTTTCTATAACTTCACCATTAACAAAGTCTCCTGATACTTGCTCAAGGAAACAATGTGTGCCACTTCCTGCATCAGCAACGAAACCTCTAGCATTAGATGTCCTTCCTCTTAATACATCACCAACAATTACTGCATTATTTCCTGCAGCAAAGTTGATACCTGTCCACATCTGTGCATCAAATATCCACATATCGTAGATACCACTATTGTCGTCCTGTAATTGAATTGTGCGAGCACGACCAATCTGTCTACCGACAACGGAAGATGTATTGTTTAGTGTCCAATCATCATATAATTCTAATGTTTGATATGCGGAAGTAACACCTTCACCAGTTAGGTCAGGCCACCCATACACATCATATACTTTCATGAATTGTCCTAGACGGAATGATATAATACCATTCTGCACACACTCAAAATCTCTAGGTTTAGGTGCATCTACAAATTCTGGGACAAGAAACTCAGTCCTATATCCTTTAACGTAAGCACGACCTGGGGATATCTCAAATGATAATAAATCATCTGATGCTAAATTACCATTTGAAGATGTCTCTCCAACACGGTATACACCATTATTAAAACCATCATCTAAATTTTCTCTAGGTGTAATAGTAAATGTATCAATTACATAGTCACCTGATTCTTCATATGTCCTACGTGCTAATGATTTCTCTAATTCAGAGTATGCTGTAGCAGTAACAAATTCTTCTACCTTAGAATTATTAAGACGTAGTAATTCAATAAAGTTTTTATCTGTAGTATCGTTTATTGCTTTCTTTACAAGACTTGTCCTGATTCTAAATCTATGACCACCTGGGGCAGAATAGTTAGATGTGCCTGCAGCGTTATCATTTAGATTAGGGTCGTCTTCTGGAGTTACAATAGATTCACTAACTTCTAAACCAACACGATAAGATGGTGTGTTAGTATACTGGTCAAGAATCAAATATGAAGATGGGACATCTACAAAGTGTCCTCTAATAAAATATACACCCGCATTAATATAAGCAACAGATGCTACTGCACTTGAATCAACTGGTAACAACTGTCCAAATGGTGACCCAACTTCAATTAAAGTTGTGCCGAAAGTTATTTCATTTTCTGCTAATAATTGCTCGTTTGGTTGGAAAGTTTTAAGAGTTGTATCAGAAGTGGTATCACCTGACTCAACATACTTAACATATAAAGTTACATATCCACGAGATGACTCAGTTGATGGAATTGAATAGAGGACTTTCGCCTTGATGCCAGTGGTGATACCCTCAATTATTTGTCCATTTAACTGTGTCCTATATGTCTCAACGTCTACACCTAAGAAAGACTGCTGTAATATAATTGCTTGCACTTGAAGGTCATATCCTACCTGACCTGGGATAACCATAGCACCTTCTTTAAAGAAGTGCTGACCTATAGACTCCAACTGATTCTGTAGAATTGACTGCATAGTAGTCAATTCTCTTGCTTGGATAGGATATCCTGGGCGGAAGAGGACTCTGTAGAAATTGTTGTCCTTATCGAAATCGTCGAAATAAGGAGAAATATTCAGATTAGTATTCTGTGGCATCTTAGAACTCGATTACGATTTTTATATCCTCGATTTGGTCACCCGCACGAGTGATTGCTCCTCTGTTATCTATGTAGATAACTTCACCAGAGTTAGGCTCAACTTCGGGTTTTGCATAACCGTTAGTAAATGCCATACCCAAATCATATTCTGTGTTGTTGATGATTCTAGTGCTAGAACCTGATACAATCGGGAAGTTAATATCAGGGTCAGCAGATGCACCAGATGTCGCACCTACAACAGGGTTACCACCTTCAAACTCAATTAGGTTTCCAGTGAATTCTGGGAAGACACCGTCAATTCTATTTTGATAATATTTTAACACTTTAGTTGTGTTATTCCATGATATTACACGACCACGTGCAGTCACCTGTTGACCACCAATAGTTCTAGATTGTGTAATAATTTCGTCAGTCTGGAAGTTACCTGTGAAGGTTGGTGAAAAGATAACTGCCTTTGTTGCTGATAATGTAAGGTCAGAAGTTAATTCCTCTGTGCCATATTTGTTAGGATTAATAACCAAACCAATACGACGATAGTCGTTATCAGTTGGGAAGTCACCACTACCTTCAGCGTAGGTAAACTTGGTGTTAATCATGACACGGAATCCACCTAACTCAGTTGCAGGTTCTGCTCCATGTCCTTTTACTGGGGGTATAACAACTTCGACGCTACCGCCTGTTCCTGTACCTGCTCCAATACCATTAACCTCATCGATAATAACTTTACCGAATGTATATCCACTACCACCAGATGTCACAGTAGCAGATACGATTCTACCACCATCAACAACGAGTGATACACGACCACCAATACCATCTCCCTTAATAGGGACGTTTTCATAAGTACCATTATTATATCCACTACCAGAGGAAGCGATAATAACAGTATCAATTTCTCCACCAATAGCATCTGCTACCACTGCTGTATCAGACAACACTGGCATATACTCATTAGAGAAGAATTTCAACACCTGTCCAACAGGGATAGTATACATATACTTCCAACGATAACCATCAGCAGTTGTGATGATGGATGTAGAAGTACCTGTAGGCTCAACGGTTGAAGGTTTACCGTTAGGGTCGCTAGGTGATGTACCGTTATAGATGCACTTATATACCTGATAACTTGAGTTTACAACGTAGAAATCTGCGTCATATAATTTAGTAGCACCAGAAGATGCAGTCTTTGTAGCACTATAGTCATGTCTATACATGTCATACACATAACCCAATCCACCAGTAGTTTGCTCTGGGGGAATCCAGTCAGTCCTTCTGATAACCTGTATGGTATCATTTGCTAATACCCTCTTAAGGGATATCATGTCAGAGTAGTCGTCTGAAAACTCTTGGAATGAATCTACTGGGTCAGGTGGTGCATTCTCGTTATCCCATGACTGTGGACGACCAATGAATACGTACAAACGGTCACGGTCAGCACCAGCTAAGAGGTCGGACTGTGTTGGGTCAGGACCCTCAAGTGCACTTCTGAAACGCTCGGCAGTAAAGATTCTAAATTGGTCGGTTAATAGTGCCATGTCTAGCGATTGCCTTCTTTATATTTATAGGGGTTAGTCATCCTCATTTCTGATAAACGTTGTATATTCAACAGAAATGATGTCGGCTTGTGCTCCTGAGGTGTTTCCTCTCAAGATTTCACCGACTGTAAACTTAAATGTTGGGTCATTATCTACAATATTTTCCACTGTTAATGTAAATTGTCCTGATTTAGGACCTGTTACACGACTGGTAGTTGTTGCAGTCAACCCTGACGATAATCCTTCTACTACTTCTGGTATGTTAAACAATGTAGTAGTGTTATATGTAATAACGATAGATGCGGTTGATGTATGAGTATCACCGTCTCCCAATTCACCCGCAGCTTGGATAGTTGCAGTTAGAGGTGTTGCATTACCATCATATATCTGGTCTCCAACTTGGAATAGAGTGGTGTTTTGTCCACCTAATGTTTCCTCAATACCATATTTAGACGAGGCGATGCCACCATCTAGATTAATTTGGTTTTCATACTCAGTGCTAGTATTAACAAGGTCAATAATTCCATCACCAACTCCATTCAATTCATCATCATCTTCAAATTTTCTATTAAGAATTAAACTTAAAGGATTAGTAAATGCAACAATATCTACTCCTTCTTGCTCTATTAATACATGTGGAGCAACACCAGTGCCACTAGACCCAGATGTGCCTCCTACAAATGCTATGATTTGAGACTTCTCACCAGACCTACCACCATCAATGAATGCTAATTCATCAACTTGGAATGTTAGATATAGTGCTCTTTGAGATGGGTCCCAGTCATATACAATAGCAACTCTGTTATTAGATGATTCAACGACACGTCTTACTTTGTCAGTAACAGAGAATTGATATTGTGTGATACCTGTATTAGCATCATCTTGTAAACTATCCAATATAACCTTCTGGTCAAAACGGAAATTTACACCTCTATCACATCCAGTGAAAGACGTTGCTGTCTTACCAGTATATCTAACAATCTCTCTTCCAATCAAAAACTTACCTGATCCTGCATACGGGTCAGTAGTTTCTATATTGACAACTGTGTCATTCGAGTCAACGTTTGTAAGTATACCAGACAGATTGTATAGGACACTGTTTAATGATTGACGATTTCTTGCAGTACGGATCAGGTCGGTATCTCTTGTAAAGATAACATTTGGTGTTCCCTGATAGCCGCCACCTCCTGATATGAGGTCGATGTTTGTGATGACACCTAAGTCAATAAATGCTTCAGCAGATGCACCACTACCTCCACCACCTATGATTTGTATAAGTGGTGGTGTCTCAAAGAATTCTCCTGCATTGGTCAAAGATATAGAAGATACCTCACCAAACTGGTTTACAGAAGCAACACCAGTTGCACCCTGTCCACCTCCACCAGAAATAATAATATTTACATCTTCTTCAGTATAGTTTCTACCTTGCTGTTGAATTGATAGACCTGTTAGAAGTCCTGTAATAGGGACTAATTCAGCACCACTACCACCACCACCTTCTATAACTGCACTAGCATCAAAATAGTTATCACCAAATCCAGTCATCTGGATAAAGTCTATACCACCATCATCTTTTAAATATACGTTACCAGTAGCATGACCATTAGATTCATCATCTTCAATTTTTAAACGTAAAGGGTCATAACCCTCACCTGGGTCTAATACTTCTACTGCTATAATTTCTCCTGCAACTCCTGCTATAACTGGTCTTAGCACTGCCTCTCTAATAGGTGTGCCACAGTTTCCTATACGGAGTCTAGGAGGGTCATTTGCATCGTATCCACTTCCACTGGCAGTAACGTACACCTCTCTAACACCGTAGACGCTGTTAAACATCGGGACGATTTGTGCACCAGAACCAGGAACTGTACGTGTCATACGATTACTAAGTCACCTATCATTGCTGCGTGTGATGGAATACCACACTGATATTTGTAAGTTGTGCCTGCTGCCAAATCCATAGGCACAGTGTAATACTGGACTCCTTCGTCATTACCACTTACACCATCAGTAACAGCAGCTCCTCCTGCTGATACTCTGAGTTTAAATGGATGTGATGCACCTGTATCATTTGCAAATCTATAAGTAAATCCTCTATACAAATATAGAGTTGGATTGTCATCTGAGCTACCAACACCTGGCCCTGTAAAACGATATGCTGAAGAACCATTTGCACCGATATTCCATCCTAATCCTGCTGATGCAACAGACTCTATACCATTACTACCAAAAATAAGAGCCTTATTTTCTCCTACTGAGAATCCACTTTGCATGTATAACTCAGCATTCATTGTCAATGTGTTAGATGAAACAGCAGATGTTAATCCAGTGCCACCAGCTATAGTTACAGTGCTATCACTAGCATTTGCAGTATATGACCCACTATCACCAGCTATACCTTGTAATACGTTTTGGACAACATTGGGTGAGGAGTTTGTAATTGTTAAATTGTCTCCTGCAACATCTGTTGATATACCTGTGCCACCTATAAAATTAACTGTAGTAGATGTGCTACTTGCAGTCTTACTATTATTATCTGTCCCGAAAACAGTAAACACGTTTTGGTCAGGAGCACCTAAAGCTCCTGTCATAGCGATGGTAACTGTGTCACCAGCTATTGAGGTAGAGATGTTTGAGCCACCCGCAATAGTTAAAGTATCAGTTGCAGCAGATGCTGTAGTTGACCCACTATCTGCACTTATAGTTTCAAATAAATTCTGTGTAGTTCCTCCACCACCACCTGTGGCAGTCTCGTCGTTAGCAGGATACCAGTAACTGTTAGTGCCATCCCATTTCAATACTTGTCCATCAGATGCACCACCACCTACAGTCAAATCTACATCACCTAAGTCACCAATACTATGGTCTTCACCTATAAGTTTTTTCCATCCGCCTGCTGTTGCAACTCTTGCTGTAGTGTCACCAGAGACATATGCAAACATACCATGATGTGCAACATTCTCAGGTAAATCTCCTGTTGCAGCAAAATGATTACTATATTTTAGTTTACCATCAGCACCATCAATATATGTTAATGCAGCACCTGTGCCACCAGCCCAGAATTTAATATCTCCTGTGCCATTTGGCATTACAGTTATATCACCATTAGCAGATGATATAATTTTATTTCCTGCTACATCAAGGTCTGCTGTTAAAGAATCTAAAGCACCCTCAGCAAACTGAGACCCATTCCATTTTAGGAATTGTCCAGTACTAGGAGACCCGACGTTTATCTGTAAATTAGTGTCATTACCAAGATTGGTATATAACTCATCGATGACTGAATTTAATTTTATAGCTCCATCTCGCAGGCTGTCACCTGTGCCATCATTCGCAGAAGAGCCTATGTTAAGATTTTGCTTTGCCATTTTCGGTAGTTTTCTACAAGTTTATTTATGTGCCATCAAAGGACTGTGCAGTAGAATCGAAACTACCTGATGTAGAATCAAATCTATTCTGTAAATCCCCACTTCCACCAGAACCAGATACAGTTAGATTTGCCTGATTTGAATCTAGAGGAGAGTTTTGAGCATTGTTAGCAGGTACAGGTCCGATGATGCGACAACGATACTTATACCCTGTCATATATGCTAGAGCAGTAACACTATATGACGCTGATGTTGCACCTGTGATAGCAGCAAATGCAAATCCACCATCAGTTGACCTATACCACTGATAAGAGATAGGTCCGTTTTCTGGTATGATGAGTGCATTGACTGTAAATGTCGCAGTTTCACCCGCATTGACTGTTGCACTTTGAGGTTGTAATGTAAACTGCAACGTTGGAGGAGTAGGTGCATCTCCACCATCATCTCCACCACCCTGATCCTGTTGCACAGGAGATACAGTGTATGTGGTGTCTATAGTTTCCCTTGTTGTCAACCCAATCATATAAGGAAACTCTGCTTCACTCTGGTCATCAACAGACAAGAAATAAGCATAAGTGCCATTAGGATATTCTGGTGTTACACAGAATCTGCCATTATGATAATCAAGGTCACCTGTGCCTTCTACATATTCCCAGTCTTCAACTAATGCACCAGCTGGAGGATTCTCTGCTGTGCTACCATAATCAGGTCTTCCTGCAACTTCTGTATCTCTAGCAGAATATGAGCTAGACATGGTAGAAGTGCCAGAAAGACTATCCCAAGGTTGTGTATATCCAAACGGACCGTAAACAGGGAATCCATCAAATGATATACCTACCATTTTAGAATGTCCATCAGGATGTCTGATATTATCACCGTTATACTGAGTAGACCCATAGTAATCATTGTATGATGCTATTGAAGACCCTGCTCTCCAACAATCTAAAAAATGTGTATCATGATAATGATATTGACCAGACTGCTCTGGATGTCCACCACATGAATCTGCACCAAAACTTATAGGTAGATTAGGGAAATGAGCATTCCAACTGAAGTTTGTAGGAGGGTTACCACCAGTACCTGCACTAGGGTTGAATAGTGCAACACCATTTGCAGCAACTGCTATAGTGCCTAGTGGTGTAGGGAATCTACCATTTCTCTGGTCATAATATTCATATGTGCCAGTTACAGGTGTATTCGCTTGGTCATTTACAATTAAATCTAATCTATCATCTGCTGCTAACCAACATTCCCCTGCAATAGATGTAAATGTTGTGCCTCTAAAAATATAAACTAATTTATAATCATCAAATGCAAATAAAATTCTATCTCCTACTCGAATGTTTGCATTTGCTCCTGTAAACAATGCAATATCATTAACGGATAAAGTTATAGACCTGATAAATCCGTCATGGGTATACTGATTAGAATCAAAAACTCTACTAATACCAAATGTTCCTCCACGGTATAAAAAGTCATGGTCAAAATCCTGCTCTGTGACTGTGTTTGGGTTATTTTCATTAGGAAAAGTACCGTAAGATACAGGTCTTGGTAGACCATCAGATGCTACGGTTACAATCTTCGTTGCGTTATTAAATGATGCGGTTGCTGCCATGAGATTATTTAGATGTCATCGAAGATTTGGTCAGGTGTGAATCCTGTAATTACAGTTGCACCTGTTTGGACAGATAATATAGCAGATAGTGAGTAAACAGGAGTTGCACCCGCAGCAGTTATTGCTACACGATACTCATCACTATCATCAGCTTGTGTAGTTGCATTAGTAAAGTATGTTGCTTGGTTAGCACCAATAATGTTATTCCAAGTTTGTGTGCCATACTCTTTCTTCTGCCACTGATAATTCATTGAAGAAGTATTAGTTACAGTAGAAACAACTGTAAATGATGCAGTCTGACCTTGGTTAACAGTTACGTTAACTGGGTCTTGAGTGATGGCGATTGTACCAGCAGTAATTGTCTGACCACCAGTGTATTCACTACCCTCACCCGCGAGGACGTCAAATCCACCATTGACAGGTGTGCCAGTAGGTTCTACGAAATCATCTGGGACTTCTGTCTCAACTAAAACCGAAGGCATAGAGTATCCAATACCAGATGTCTTAACATCAATTCTTGTGATACCAGTCAATGCCTTGACATTTGCATCAAATCCAGAAGATGATATAACATCAACATTAGGACGTGAAGTATAACCGTCACCTGGGTTTGTAAGGATTGCGTTAGTTATTTGACCACGTGTGACAGTAGCAAGTGCTTGTGCATTTCTACCTTTAACTGAGCCAGTATATTCAAATGTAATCAAGGAGTTTGAAGACTCAATTAGAGCAACTTCACGATTAAATTCTTCACCCTCAATAAAGAGTTGGTCACCAGATTCTATTGGTGGGACAACAGTTGCTGCGATAACGTCAGCATCACTACCAATGTATGAGAATCCAACAAATGTGCTTCCTGCACGAGGAGTCTCAGCAAAGATTATTCTACTACCAACCAATTCATATGCTGTACCTGGCTCTTGGATAATACCATTCAGTGAAACAATAATGTTGTTTTCTGGAAGTATAGTGTTAGAAGAAACACCCTCAGTCAATGTCAAGGAGTAGAATAGTCCGCCACGCTTAAGGTTGAATGAAGACCTTAATGAATCAAACTCAAATGATATGTCATCTAACTGTCTTAACTTACCAACGTAGTATCCGATAAATTCACTACCAATGTCAGGTGGCTCGTTGAATTGTATCTTATCAGAGAATGCAACATAACTTGCGTTACCACCTGGGGGTTGTAGCACACCATTAACAAATATTAGTAGATGTCCTGCAGGGTCTGGGAAGTATGCTTCACCATTATTGATAGTAAGGTCAAATGTGCTTTGTGCTCCATCAAATCCTCTAAAGTATCTGTCAACTCTACCTTCAAGTGTGCGAGCAGATGATACTGCACCACCCCAACCATAGTCAGATTTAACAGTCATATTATCAGCAAATACACCTTGTGCATCTTCTACCCATATAGTCGCTGTAATACCACTCTGCTCAATAGCAACGACCTTACCATATACACTGGATTGAGTATTTGTATAACCTAAAACATTAGCGTAGATTGTTGGGAAGTTACTTCCTATCTCAATCTTACCAATATTATTTGTAGAATTACCAACTTCTGATATATCAGCACCAGCTCCAACTGGGACTAAATTACCAATCCAAAGTTTGTGGATTCCGTAATTAGGGTCGTTAGTATCAACAATGTTTAGACCATTGATATACTTGGTAACTGTCGCTGTCCAACCTGGGTTTTTCTGAGTTGTGCCTTGTAGTAAAGTAATCTCATCACCAACGTTAAAGGTATCGCTAACACCAGTATCTGTAATTGCAGTGCCTAGAGTTAACTCATATATGTTTGTGCCATGAATGTATTGATTAAGTTGTATTTGAGTGCCAGATATACCCTTAACATCTAAGATGTAATCAGTAACACTACCGTATACAACATCACCTGTTGACCATTCATTTTCAATAGTTTCAACATCAATAGTAATACGTCCACCGTCTGTATCTGTTAGACTACCAGACTTATTAGTGTAGGTTGAGAATAATACTTCAGCAGCGTTGTCTTTGTTGAATACGTAATCACCAGATTGGAAACTACCACGCTCAACATTAATTAACATCCTATCACTCAAGTCTGCTGTAACAGTACCTGTAGCACCAGAATCAACACCCTCTAATACATCACCCGCACTTATAGTGCCTGCTACATCTATAAGTTTTACAAATCCATTTAGGTCTCCATCTTTAGTTACAGTTTGAATTACCTTACCTGTGTTAGATGTAGCACCTTGCACCACTACATTTTCACCATTAACGAAGTTAGCAACAATACCTGACAATCCATAGTATTTCATTAATACTCTGATATTTGCTTCGTTAGCAAATACTGTGCCGATTTCAGATGTAGCATCTGATGTAGAACCGTAGATAACATCAGCAGGATTAAATCCACCCTGTATTGGTGTCTCTGATGGGTCAGCTGGATATAGAGGAGCAGTCCTTGTAATACCAGACCTTCTAACAACAGAGAATATTTGTGACCCTGAGTTATTAGTGTCAACAGTTACGTTTCTAAATCTACCATCATGGATATAATGTGCACCAACTTCAAACCATTGTGCAGTTGCAGTCATAACATACCAGTAAGGTTGGTTAGTAAATGCAGTGACAGAAGTCTGAGATGCAGGGATGTAAGTTAGAATATCACCACGACGGAATTGGTTTCCACGATTAATTCTGACTCTATATTCAGCACGGTCAAATCCAACCTCAACTGTGGGTGTAAGCACAACAAGAGCAGGGTCTGTGTTGTAGTCAATACCCATCTGATATGTCTTACCAAGATTCTCTGCGTCTGTGCTAGGTATCCATGTGACAGATGCCTCAGTTGGGAATTTAGATAATTCTAGAGCAAACTCGATTGGGTTGAGAGATGAGTCCATAATAAACTCAGCTGCTTCTTGGTTATACTCTAATCTTGCAGGAGGAAGATATACTGGATATCCTGCCCAGTCTGGGTCATCTCTATCATAAAGGACTGCCTTCATGTATTCTCTAATTCTTGTGAGATAGTAAATTAGATGAGACCTGACAACATCTTGATATGCTATAAAGTTACCTTCACCATCAAACCAGTTTTGTAGTAGACGGAATGAGCCAGCATTACCATGAGTAATCATGTCATAACGGACTGCCTTCATTACATCAGTAGCAAACTGTAGTGTGGCGTTTGTGCTGCCAAAGTAAGTTACTGTAGCATCATATGCTCTTTGCTCAATAGCATTTGTATTGAATAGAAGTTGATTAGCAACTCTCTTATCATTCTGTGTGCCACCACCAAGTGCTGCAGATAGTAAATCCATCAAGGTATCAACAGCAGATGTTACGTTATAACATGTGCCTCCTTGATAATTTGTATTACCATTATAAGGGAATGTCTTAGTAACACTAGATGTTAGATAATTTGTATTGGCAGTTGCTGCTTGGATAATAGTATTGAATGGAATCTCCATCAATGTATTGATTGCTGACACAACCTCAGGGCATGTCATATTAGACAAGTTATCAGAATCTTGACCACCATTACTTGTATCGTAAGTGACTGTAAGGTCTCTCTTAGGTAAGTCAGGAGTATACTTAACAGGCCATATGTATGGTAGTGTGTAAGTCCTGTTTAAAATATTGTTTGGATTATTGATAGTATCGTTGAAGATTGCCATCAAGTTAGTTACTTCAGTGCCAACTCCGTCTGCTTCAGTACCAAGATATTGAGCATTAACTTGACGTGCACGATAGTATGAAAGGTCACCACTGATAGGCCATGCCCATGTAGAAACATCAGTAACATCTAATTCAGTATCAATCACTGGGTCATGAGGACGTGGATATACATGCTGTGATGCAAACTGGTCAGAAGAGCAACTCATTGTTAATGACTGAGGTGCAATAGTAATCTTATTAGCAGTTGTTAGTGTATGTCCTGCAACTGTAAATGTTAATTCACCAGTCTCAGGGACGTAGTATGCATTAGTTGGTGTTAATGTGCCACCACCAGTGACTGATATTGCACCAGAATCTGCACTTACAAATCTATGGACGTATCCACCACCAGAAATTATTGCTCCTGCTGTTGCATTTACAAATGTATGAGCATATTGTCCAGTGCCACCATTACCAACATGGACTTTAATTGTGCCATCTTGTTTCTTGACTGCACCAGATAAAGCAGAAACGAATGTATGGTCATATTGCTGACCTTGTTGTGATGCTCCAACATCTACAGTGATTACATTACCAACAACAGACTCAACAGGTAACCATTCTTTTATTGCAGGGTCATCTGCTCTTGGATATGAGTGGTTGGTATTGTTACCATCTTGTGTGCAAGTAAATGTAACACCATCAGGTTTAATCTCAACCATTGTATTTGCTTTAGCACAACCATTTGATGCAGCACTGATAAAGGCGTGTGCATATCTACTATCAAATGATGCAACACCAACGTTGACTACAAATGTATCTGCAGTATGTGATTTAACAAGAATCCACTTGTCATACCATGGGTCTGTTGTACGTGGATAAGAATGTTGAGTTGCATTACTATCTTTTGTGCAAGTAAATGTAAATGCGTTTTGGACAAACTTAACTTTACCACCAGTTGTCACGCCATGACCTGCTGAAACTACAGTTAAATCACCAGTGTTAGCATCATATGTGGCTCCTGTAGGTGTTATGTTAGTAGGAGCAGTGAATCCAGAAACACTAGGAAGTGTAAGACCTAAGTCACCAGTTGCAGCATTATATGTCGCTGTTGATGGAGTATGTGATGTAAATCCAACTCCACTAAGACCGATTGAAGAATTATACGCCCAATCTGTAACTCTTGGATATGCATGAGTGGTTTGATTACCATCCATTGTGCATGTGAAGTTAATTGACTCACCTAAGAATCTAATTGTCTCTGTTGAGTGAATTATATTATTATTTGTATTTGAAACCCATGTGTGTGCATGTTGTCCAGTCGCACCCGCTACACCAACATTGATTGTGAAAGTATTTGCATCTGCTGCAGATACAATCATCATCTTGTTGTAATATGGGTCAGTAGTTCTTGGATATGTATGGTTAGTTGCTCCACCATCCATAGCACATGTAAATGTTATATCTTTAACAATGACTCTATCACCTTTTTTGATGCCATGCCCATTAGATGTCAATACCATTATTCCAGTAGCAGGATCATATGTCGCACCTGTTGTTGTGAGCTCAACTGTGTCTCTGAAATCGTGGTTACCGACAGTAAGAGTCATTAAACCAGTTGCAGCATCATAAGTGCCATCAGTCACATCATATGTTGACTTAGGTGATGCACCAACGTTGACTGTAAATGTATTGAGAGTTGTTGACTCACCATTTGCTACAGTGCCACTTGTTGCTGCAAATCCACCATCACCAGTGTCAGACATCAATCCAGCTGCTGCACCTAATCCAGTAAATCCGCCACCTGGGGTTTCTCCACTACCTACTGGCTCACCGTCAATCCAAAGTCTTACACGACCCTTTCCAACATCTTGGTCTCCACCAATCTTAATTTCCCAAACTAATTCATGCTCTTCATCATCCAAATATTGTAAGATATCTGCAACAGGGATATCAAGTATTGCAAGTCCAGTATCATTTGTATATGTTGCACCACCAGAGTATGACTGATTACTGCTTCCTGCACGAATTCTAAAGTATGTGCCACCATCTCTAAATCCAACCCAAACACCTTGACTTGAGCCACCTAATTCAAATAGGCAAGCATCAACTGGAGATGTAGGAAGGATAGTTACGCATCTGAATACTCCATCGTCAGTTGGGTCAACACCAGTGCCACTATTTTCTGCAACATCAATATTATTCTTCTTCTGATGGAAGGTTCTTGTAAGTAAATTATTTTCAGTCTGTGTTGCACCACCAGATGCATCAACTAATCTGGTAGTTGGTTTGTCAGTCGCATTAAAGAATCTTTGATATCCATAGCCAGCATTATCTGTGATAATCTGGTCTTTCATTGCACGAATAGCAAGGTCTTTTGCTTTATTAAATATCCAAAGTGTTTCAGTAGATTGACTGTTAACATGGATTAGAGCAGACCCACCATAACCTACATAGAATTCTGCACCATACTGGACGTAGTTGTCACCACCATACTTAAGATTGAATACCATCGCTCTTAGTAAGTCAGTAACGTCATGGACGCAATTTATAGGACCACCTGGGATTGATAATGATGGGAATTGAATTCTACCTAACGCTACAGCATTCTCAGCAATATAACGAATGTTTGCATCAATAGCATCACCACATCTTTGATATATTTCATCTCTAGGATTCTGCTCATAAGTTTGGACAGGTGTTATTAAATTTGTATTACCAGAAATATAATCCCTACCAAAACCATTTCTTAACGTTAAGATTGCAATATCTTTAGCAATCTTAATAGTTGTAATAGATGCTTCCCATTCTGATTCAATATGTTTTAACGAATTGTTTTCAGTCTCAACATATAATGCAGATGCATCGTATACCTTCTCGTTACAATCAAATAGAAGGTCGTGTGACATAGCATCAAGAATGTCTACAATATCATCCTCACAATTTACAGGACCACCTGGGATTGCAAGAGATGCATACTTAGACATATCATTCATTATCGCAACAGATTCTTGTGCAATCAATCTCTTATTGCGTTGAATCATGTCGACAGAATCAATGAATCTATCGTTAACACCACGTGTTTGCTGAGGATATCCTTCTGGGTCGATAGTTACAGTATCGTCTCTATATGCACCACGTGCAGTCCATACAGGAGCATAGTAATCATCTTGGTATGCTGCAGGGAATCCTAATGTAGCAGCAGTTTCACCTGGGCTGAGTAGTAACTGATTTACTGCCTTCATTGCCAACATCTTAGAGAATTCAAATGCATCAAGCATTGGATTTAATTCATTCTCTACATGTAGAATATTATTCTGACCATCTAAGTATTGGTCAATAACATAATCAATATTATATGTGCCTCCTGTTGCTAAGTCACTGATGACAGCAGGAAGAATAAATTGCTTAACGTCTCTCAAACAATATGGCTCACCATAGCCAGGCATGACTAAGAAATCATATTCTGTGCCATCGATAGTTTGTGCATACTTGTCTTGAATATAACCAACTGTCTCTTCTGCAATGTAATCTCTATTCTTCCAGATAGCAGTACCACCATCTCTGAATCTATTACCAGTAGGTGCAAGCACTTCTAATAATGCATCCATCAATGCTCTAACTTCATTCTGGACTCCAGTAGATGCAGGAGTTGCAAAGTTATTTGGTATTCTTAATCTCTGTGTATACTGACCAGATAAATCAAAACTTGTAGATGTAATAACTGTATTACATAAATCAGCAGCATAATCCCATGCAAATAGAGTTTGTAAAATCTCATTTTGGACATGCTTTAATTTACCACTAACTTCTAAGTAAGTCCTAGCAGTATAAAGTGTATGATAATTACCACCTTCTCTAAGGTCTTTGACAAGAGCTCCTAATATATAATCTTTTGTGTCACGAATACATGTCGCAGTACCACCGCTACCATATCCTGATGACCCCATACTGTCCCCAGGAATTGTAAAGTCTGGGAATTGTGCTGCCATGTATCCGACTGCTTCTTCAGCAATCCACTCAGCATTAAGTAAGATAATTCCTGCAGCGTCACGATAAGATGCTCTACCTAAATCAACGTCCTTAATGATGATATCATCAGTACCATAATTAATGCTTCTAGCAGTAGCAGATGATGTGCGTTGACCAGTAAATGTTGCATAACATTCTGTGGTAGAAAGTATAAATGGTGCTTCACCATCTAAACCAATAGAAATCTTTTGTCTAGTGTAATCAATCTGCGATGGAGGACTAAATTCTGCTACGTAATCTGCTTCTCCTTTTCTAATGCAGAGTAAATCAATGTATCCTGTAAATCCTGTATTCTGTTGGAATGATGTGCCAATCCATGCAGGAGCATAAAGATAATTGTTTGTATCAGCAGCACTAGCGACTGTATTACCATTAAGATATAAAGTAATAACACCACTAGACCTAACAACTGCAAGATGTTGCCATACAGTTGCTTGGACTGTGCCACCAAATACTAATACACCTGTGCCATTTGCAACACGGATAGTTGAGCCATCTAAGTAGATTCTAAGACCAGTTGATGCAGATGTCCTTCTAAAATCAAATATATGTTGAGTGCCAGATACAGCATCAGGTCTAAACCATGTTTCTATAGTAAAGTCATCTGTGCCATATGTGAAATCATAACTGTCTGCAGCAGCAAGATAACCATTAGAAGGAATTCTAATTGATTTACTACCAACTAGAGTTGTCTTTCTTTCTATAACACTTGTTGTGCAATTAGTATTTGTTAAAGTGGAGTTGGTAATAAATTCATCTTTTTGGAATGTGCCTGTAATAGCATTAGAGAATATCCACTTAAGACCAGTATTAATACCAATAGCAGATGTGGTAGCACCAGATGTCATACCCTTAATCTGGTCACCAGTTACAAATAGACCACTAGACTTATCCTTATAAGCAAGTTTAATAGTCCTGATAGTTTCACCATCAACAAATGTGCCATCTGTAATAGATGCTAGTGCATTAACATTATCAAGGTCACCATGACTAATTGCAGTTGTTGCTATGTCTGCTAATGTTGCAATATATGCTTGGACGTTTGCACAGTTTTGTATAGATGTATTTCTACCAGATGAGTAGTTAGGGTCAAAGTATTCTGCCTTACTACCACCACCCAAGAATACTGCATTAGGTAATGCAGAAATAAATGTATGAGTATAACCACCACCAGACTTAACTGCTCCTGCATTAGCAGATGCAAATGTGTGAGCATAAATTGGCTCACTATTCTGTGTTGCAACAAATAATGTAATTGTAGTATCTGTCCTTGCAATAATCTGTAGAGGTACATTTGATGCAGGGTCAGTATTACGAGGATAAGAATGCGTAGTAGCATTATCATCCATTGTGCAAGTGAATACTATTGAATTATCATCTAATTTAATATACTCACCAACATCTAATGTATGAGCACCAATAGTTAACACCATCATACCTGTAGATGGGTCGTATGTTGCACCTGTTGGTGTCCAAGATACTAATGGAGATGTGCCAACATTAAGGTCAATAGTTGTAGCAGTTGGATTCTGTACTTGAATTGGAGTATTGAATGCAGGGTCTCCCGCTCTAGGATAATCATGGAATGTCTCATCATTATCCATGCTACATGTAAACCTTATAGAATAAGGTCTAACTGTAACACTGTCAGCTGTAGTCCATGAGTGTCCTCCACTCAATGTTAATTGCATGATACCAGTGCTTGCATTATAAGTTGCACCAGTTACATCTTTCTCTTCTAATTCTACTGAGCCGTTAGTATAAGGTCCTGCATATGTTGTTGGGTCTTTCAACATATAACCTGTTTCAGAAACAGTAGAGTTTCTCTGGAAGTAGAGCAAGTTGTTGATTGCTCTAAACATCAAGTCTCTTGCCTTAGTAATTGCAGTGATTGAAGGACCTTCCTCACCAGTTAAACCGTTGGAGATAGGACTTCCTGCAGCAGTGAAATACTTCTTAGTAAATTCTACAGTATTATAGTTACCACCATCAGAAACATCTTGTGCTACTGCATCAATCATCAGACCTAAATCACGACGACATTTAGTCTGGCCTGTAGTGTATGTTCCAGCAGTTTCATCAGGCAACTCTGTTAGATTACCATTGGTTAGAGTTGTATCTACAATGTCATGTAATGTTGTGATTGCTGCCTGCACATCAGAGCAATTATCTGTGCCATTGTTAGATGTGTTTGCTCCTGCTGTGCCATAGTCATCATTAGGTGATGGGTCAGCAGTAATACCATGACCAGTATATCCACCTTCATCTACCTCATTATGAGGTTTAAATGTGATGCCAGCTAGACTTCCAGATGATGCAGTATAGTTAGTAGTAATATTGTTTACTATTGCCAACTTCATCCATTCTTTTGCTCTAGTGAAACCATAACGTGTTTCAGCAGATTCGTTATTTACATATACAAAGTTACCGTCTGCATCGAAGTAATCTTGTGATAATTTACGTGTATAAACGTTACCACCTCTAAAGATGTCAACAGAGATTGCATCGATGTAATAATGAAGGTCACGAATACACTTACCTGGGTCACTGACTGTAAGAGATGGATACTGTGTAATCATCTCATCATATGCTACAGCAGCAATATAATCTTTATTAAGTTGAATTAGACGATATGCATCAGAATATCTTGACCAAGGATTCGTAATGATGTCACCTGGGAAATAGAAGTATGGATGCTCTACTGCAATCTGTGCATCGGCAAAATCGATAATTTCTTGCCTATTGCCAAGAATCATTGCAGAAGCATCTTTAAATCTGTTTTCTGCACTGCCATGGAATGAAGAGTTAGGATTATTGTAACTAACTCTCTTATTGATAATATTTGCTCCTGCAGAGATTGTGCCACCTGATAATCCAGTATATACAACTTCTGTGCTTCTTACTTGCTCAAAGTCTAAGAAATCATCATTTATTCTCTGAGAAGCATCATACAACTGTGTAGGTGTAATTGAAGACTTAGAAATGTCATCTGCGATTACGTTGGGGTTTGTAATGCTAACAAGACGCTCAAACAGTAATCCAAAGAATGTAGAGCCAGGGTTGATAATTAACTCGTCTACAACGTCATTAGTTACAGGATCGCTGTATGGAGCGATATATGTGATTTGACCAGCTATCTTAGACCTAGCAGAGTAAATATATTCGTTTAATCTTAAATCAAAGATTCCAGTCTCAAATCTTGGAGTACCTGATGTTTTACTTACGACAATACGGTCACTAATGACTCCTTGCTCGTCAATATTAGTTTCTTCAATAATTGCAGTATCACCTTCTAAATTAGTGATAGATTCGCCAAATTCAAAGATAGTTTCGCTATTAATAAGAGTTACAGACTGTATAAGTGCTGAGAATAATTCTCCTCTTACAATCTCTTCATTAAGTTGGAATGTGCCCCCAGTTACGTTAATAACGTCAATATGTGCTAATCCACTATCAATAACAGTTGCAAAGGTGTCTGAAAACTCACCTTGCACCTGTTGACCTAAAGTTGGGAAAATACCAAACTCATTTGTGCCATTTGAGTCATAAAGTGCAATTCTGTAGATAGGAGTTGGTGTAACACCTAATTCTCTATAATTAACCTTAGAAGGTGGTTTGGGTGGCTCAGCAAAGACTAAGTTACCACCAACAACTTGATATGACTCACCTGGGGCTTGAATAACACCATTAAGGGTAATCATCAACTGGTCTTGCTGCACAATGACTTGCTCGCCTTCTACAGTGATTGGGAATTGCTTATCAATACCATTGAAAGCACCAGAGATGTCATCCATCTTTTTAACGATAGATGTCAAGATTTCTTCGGAAGATGTCAATCTTCTCTTTCTGAATAAGACTTCTGTGTTGTTATAGTCAGTATAGATTGGTTGAGCAGCACCAAATGATGTAATCTCATTTACATTACTATAGTTGTTAATATTAACCTGTTTTGTAAATTCTGTGCCGATATTTCTTCCAGAAATGTCCTTACCACCAGTCAACTCAAGTTGACCAAACATGTTGAATCCTGCAGGGTGATTATTCTCTAATACCTGAGTTTTCCAATCTGTAATAGGAATTTGTGACTTAATAACATAAGAGAAGTTTTGATAGAAGTAAGAGTCTTGAATCTTCTGGACAATCTCTGATGGTTTACCAACATCATCAATAAACCTACCTGGGGTACGAGTTAGTGACCCAATATTCAATACACCACGAGCAATGCTGAGGTTATCAATAACACCAGCTGCTTTTGATATAGCTCCAGTTACTCTTTCTCCTGCAATCCAGTCACCTGTATAATCAACAATCTTAAGAATCTTAGGACCTATTTGCCAACCAGTGTTTGTAGAAACTTTACCTTCTGCAGTTGCTTGCTCTGGACTACTACCTTGATATACTTCTTCACCTTCTAAGAATCTTGATGTCTCTACAACTGCCTCTGCTGCTCCACCAAATACCTCAGTAAGTAATGTCTGACGACCACTACCTTGTGTCAAGAATGTGATGTAATCTCCACCTTGTGCTGCTTGTAAAGTCAAACCAAAACGTATTTGGTCAGATTCTAATCCTGCTGCTTCTCCTGCAATAGCATAGTAAGTCTGTCCTGCAACTAAAGATGTTAAACCCGCACTACTTGGTTTTGGTAATTCACCTTCTGTGCTTCCAACATTATCAGCACGGAATTGGACTTCTGCACCAGTTGTAATACCATGTGGGAAGTTAAACTGTAGATAGTTAAGGTCTAAGTTAACAACATAGTTAAATTCTGATTTTAGAGTTACAGTAGGTTCAGATGAATATCCTCCACCTGGGTTTTTGATAATAATCTCAGAAAGACGATTATTCTTAATAACTGCCTCAGCAGCAGCCCCTGTGCCTCCACCACCTTCGATTATAACAGCAGGAGTTGAAGTATATCCTGAACCTGGATTTGTAATCTTAATCTGTGCAAGTATAGATGTATTGAAGAGTTGTAAGTTTACAGGGAATGTAATTTCTGGTTTTAGAGTGTAGTCATGTGAATATCCGAAACCAAATTCATTATTCTTCAATCTCTTAATCTTACCGATATTCTTACCAGTTAAGAATACAGATGCACCACTACCTTCAGAAGGAATGATAACATTTACTGCACCACCAGAACCTGCAAGTGTGCTTCCTAAGATACCTGGGATAGCATCAATATCAATAGATGCAGTTGTATATCCTTTACCTGGGTCGGTAACTGCTGCAGCAGTAATTGTGCCAGACCCAACTTCATCATCTAATTGGACAGTGATAGCAGCTTTAGCACCTTCTCCATCTCCTGCAATAGGCACATCATAATATACACCTGGGGCATATTCTGTACCTCCATCAGTAACTACAATCTTTTCAATCTGTCTGAATGATGCAATATCACTAATGATAGGTAACTTCTGATAGAAACCACCTGGGCTAACAAGTTTAATACTATTGATAGGTCCTACTGCTCTTGTAGAAGTTGTAGAATAGAATGTATATGGATTATCAAACTCATCTGTTATAACTTCTGCAGATGACCTTTCTGGCTCTTTTAATAATGGGAATTTGAATTGGAAATCAGTTACAACTTCTGATATGGTAAATGTACCTTGGAATGGAGTTGTAATAACATCAATGAATGAGTTATCACCAACAGGTGAATCTGCTCCTAATCTAGATGGGTCGAAGTAGTATGAAATATTAGTAACTTGACCTAAGGTAGAGAATTTAACAAATGGTGCATTAGACCCAGTAGCATCAATACCTGGGGTACCTACTCTTTCAATATTGTTAAATGAGTATTCTAGTTTATACTGGTTATCCTGAGAGAAAGATAGGTAGTATCCAAAGTTAGAGGGGTCTGAAACATCAAAGACGTATTGATGATTTCTAGTAAACTCTAAGGTTGGGTGCTTACCATATATGTTGACTCTAGCGATTGCATTATTAACAAATGCAGGGTCATCTAGTGCAGTCTCCCTAATAGCAAATGTAAATTCTCTAGACCCTATTATTTGGTCAATGAAGAAACTACCATTAAACTGATTACCTTGAAATCCTTCTGTAAATAGAATGTCTCCTGCAGAGAAATTATGTGCACTATTTGAAGTTGCATATACCGTTTCAGTCCTTGCTTCTGCTGTCCTGATAATATCTTTCTCTAATCTAGCAACAACACGTATTTTCTTAACACCCGCAAATCCAGATATCTCAACACTCTTTTCATCTTCAGCAAGAGTTATATTACCACTGTTTAATGAAACAACGTCCCCAGGTATGAATGTAGAGCCAGGCTGAATATCTACAATCTGCACAGAGTAATTATTACCCATGTCATATCCCATCAACCTTGTGTAAAGACTGATTGCTTCTCTAGTTTCTACAAATGTCCATGTTACACCACCATCAGAAACATCACCAGTAGTGTGTATAGGTGCAGTTGTGCCTGCAACACCACCACCACTGACTGCTACCTGATAAACATTTAACTTATACCATACACGTTGTCCAGTAGCATATAATAATCCAGGTACCCACTCAGGCATATCACCATCAAGATACTGAGGTCTAGGATATGGATGCTCTAGTAAGTTAACAGTAAATTTACCCGCATCATCTATAAATGCCCAGTTAATAACTCCATCACTTACAACACCAGTTGTATGGACAGGTGAAATAGTGCCTGATGTGCCCGCACCTTGTGCTGCATAGATTCTCTTACCATTATAGACTCTATCTCCTGTGTTATATGCAACACCAGCCTGCCATGGCTCTTCTTCTTCTAGAGTATCAAAGTATGTGCCTGTAATCTGGTTTACATCATTAGCAGTTGTGCGGAATCTATCACTATTATTAAAGTTACCATATATTTTACCAACCTTATATTTGTTACCATACCCAGGATTTAATAATGTGCCTTCTGGGACATCAACAATCGTGCCATATGCTGATGTAATTCCTGCTGAATTAAATTGTTGTAAAATGCTGCCTCTAGTTAATTTTACATCTTGATTAAATGTAAATTCTAAGACATTATCAATCTTTTGATATAGAGCATCTCTTAAGTAGAATTTATTAACAACGTTTGCAGTAACTTGTAATGCCCTACCTTGTGGAGATGGTATTGTAGATGTCTTCGTGCCATACTCTTCTTTAGTTGCAGTAAGTGTATAAGTTGCATTAGTCAGAGTTGATACTGTCTGAGACATATCAAGAATCTGAAGACCACCAGGTCCTACCTCCCATACACTGATTGCAGGGATGTTTACTGAAGCCCATAGAGTGTTAGCAGTTATGTCACTGAAGCTATATGTTGTATGGTTAGCTAAAGTAGTCAGTGTAATATCGCCAGCCTTGCTGTGTAATCTATCAAACTTAATAAGAGCAACATCACTATCAGACATAGTGATAGGAATTTCTGCTGCAGGAATAGAGAATGTTGCAGAGTAAGGTGCTACATCGTCAATTACAATATCATCAACATGTCCAACATAGCAGTTAGCAGATGTAGGTCCAGTTACAGGTCCTCCAATGGTTAATGCATCTAGAGATACATCTGTAGTGCTCTGATATTCAACTGCTAAGTTACCATTAATATAAACTTCATATTTGTATAGACCTAATGATTCTTCACGTTTTTGGAATAAAACATGATTCCATGCTGCTCCACCAAATCCTGTCCAATAGGTTGCTGCAGTAGACCCTGCTACTTGGACATTATTCATATGAATATAAACTTTACCAAACCCAGGTGATGTTGAATCTCCATCTAATTCACAGAATACTTCTACACCAGTTGTAGGTACTACAGCAAATAGTATTGGTTTGTGATTGGTAGCATATGTTGTGGTATTCATAGCAAACCAACCCTGCGCAGACCACTCAACACTTACCTTGTTTAGATTGCTTATAGCAACAGGTGCTGCAGAGTTAATTTTCATTGACCCTGTGCCAAACTTATAGATGTTTGTATCTACAGATATCTCAGATTGGTTTACATAATTCCATGTGCCAGTATTAAGTTTAGTATGGTCAAAGGTTAAGTTATTCTCATCATTAAAACGGAATGATGCCATCTGGTCAGGTATCTGACGGTCAACAGCAAGTATTGGGTCACCAGAACTATCTACAGAATGGAATTTAGACCTAAATCCAACATTTGCAGTATCATCAACTTTAGTCTCAGTAATAATAGTGCCATTATACTTCATGTAAGTAATAATGGAATATCTGTTATTCTCAGACTCATCAACGTCGGTTACAAGAGTATAGTTACCAAACTTATCTACACTTATACCCGCATGATACATGTTGCGATATTCAGTGCCACTTAATTGTATTGTCTTTGCCCATTCCCATTGTGATTTTGCAGTTGCATATGCAAACTTATTAACTTGTATCTTATCGTATTTTGCAGTTGCATTATTATAAACATTAAAGACTAAAACGATATCACCGTAGTCATCTTTGATAAATTGTGGGTCTCTAACGTATCCACCGATGGCAGGCATCTGACGAATGTAGTCAATTTCAATATTTGCTCCATCATAATAGACTTCACCAAATAGTAAATCGTCATTCTCATCATTTACACCACAGAAGAAGAATCTATCAGTGCCTACGTACATAATCTGATGCATTGCTTCTGAGCCGTCTTCTGATGCAATCTTACGTTTTTCTACTAAGTTACCATCTATATCACATTGTATAATCCAAATATCATTAGGGTCAGGTGAGTTAGAATCAGTATAACCACCAATGTAAATACGATTCTCTTGGTCAAGACATATAGTAGTAATAAAATCTCTTCTTGTGCTACCAGATATACCCGCTATTGCTTTCTGCCATTGTAAAATACCATCTGGCTCGTTAGCATTATTGAATCCAGACTCAAATTTTGCTAACCATATGTCTGGGTTGTAGACTGCGTTGTTGGGGTCATATGTTTGGCCTGTAACATAAATGACGTCGTTTTCTTGTGAGGAGTCTACCTTTATCTTTATGAATTCAGCTTTCTTCTGATTCTGGTTTTGTGGGATGTAATATCTTTCCCAAACTCTCTGTCCTAAGTCATCAAACTTAGCAAGGAAACCAGACTGGTCTGCATCTGTCTCAATGATAGTACCACAGATATATGTAAAACGCTCATCTGTAGTATGAATGTCATTGACAATAACTTTACCTGATGCTTCAAGATACTCTGCTATCCAGTAACGAGTCTTCTTAAATTGTTGAGGATGTGAGATACGAATCTGTGGAGGATTAGTAGTATCATATCCATTACCAGAGTTTATAATATCAACAGTATTAACATTACCAGTATTAAGTAAATTAATTTGTAACTGAGCATCCTGACCTTGTGCTGTAATCAACTCGAAGGTAGGAGGTATATCAGCATTGTATCCTGTACCTGATTGTGTAACAGTTAATGATTCAATACCCGCAACAACTTTTACTTTGAATAGTTTATTGGTATTATCGATAACTGGTGTTGAGTTAACAATAATTTCATCTTCTACACGTAACTCATGACCGATATCAGTTGTAATAACACCATATGGACGGTCACCAATCATCTCCTTAACATACTGCATAACAGTATTACCTTTAACAGATTCGATAATTGCAGATGCACCAAATCCACCAGTGTCAGTGTCATCAAAGAATACAGTATCATTAACCTGATAAGACTCACCTGGGTTCTCAATAACAAATCCGTCTATCTGTGCATCTTCAAACTGTGTAGTTGTCTCAACTTCAATGTCAACTCTAGATTCTGCAGATACTCTTGGGAAATAATCATATATTTGTAGAGTTGCCTCTTCTGACATCTCAAGTATTTCTTGTTGCTCATTAGCATCAATAATACCGTCATTATTACTATCCTGTATTTCAAAGATAATAGGATATCCTTCTATCTCAGTTGTAAGGACATCTGCCTCTTGGTTAGGTTGACGGTCAACATCAATATCAACATTTACATATGGGTCTCTATATCTTACAACACCATCTGGAATATTCTCTTGTGTTGCAGTTTGAGCGAAATTCCAATTATCAGGAAGTGAGTTAAACTGAGGTCCTAAGATATAAGGGAATTCTGGCACACCAGTGTCTGATGCGTCAATAGTAATGAAATATGCATATGTGCCATCAGGATACTCAGGTGTTTTACAAAAACGCCCATTATAGTTGTCTAGGTCACCAGACTGGAAGTCATAGAAGTAATCAGCAACAAATGTACCTGCAGGGTAAGTAGAAAGTAGAGGTCCGTCAACTCTAGCAGGATTTGGGTTAGTTGCTTCATCATATACAACGTTTTCTTTTAATTTGTATGATGTGCGTAATCTTCTAATACCACTGTTTTGGTCAGTTGGGTCGATATAAGCATAAGGACCGTATATTGGGTTACCATCAAATGCCCAACCTATGATTGGAGAGTGTTGGAAATTAGATTCTAATTCTTGGAATTGTTGTGTAACAGGATTTAAGAATACGTTATCACCAACAACATATCTTAATTCTTTAGGGTCAGATAGGTGTGCATATTCACCACCAAACTGGTTGTTATATCCAGTAAATACATATCCTTTTGCATTGTCATATCTAGATGCTAATTCATACTCTAAATTTTTATTCCACTTAAAGACTTCTGGGGTAAATTCTGCAAGTTGACCAACTGCTTCTAATCTAATAGTTGTGTTACCTTGTGAATAACCAATACCTCTGTTTGTAATGGTAATTCCTAATACACGCCCTTTATCTTCACCAACTAAACCTATAGTTGCTTGTGCAATCGCACCAAATCCATCTCCGTTAATAATAACAGTAGGTGCAGTTGTGTAACCGCTACCTGAGTTAATAATAGCAATAGATACGATTCTACCATTGATAACAATCGCTTGTGCTAGTGCACCTTCACCAGAGTTAACTCTTACAGTAGGAAGTGATGTGTAACCAGTACCAAAATTAGTGATATTAACAGATTGTATAACACCCCTAACATTAGCATTTGCTTCTGCACCTGTACCTCCGCCACCTGTAATAGAAACACTAGGTTGTGCTGTATATCCGCTACCACCTTGCTCAACTAGAATTCTAGTAACTCTACCACCAGTAATAACTGCTTGTGCAGTTGCACCACTACCATTACCACCAACAATCGATACAAGAGGTGATTCTGTGTAACCACTACCTCCTGCAGTAACATCAAATGATGTAAGACTACCATTAACGATTACTTCTGCTGCAGCACCTGTACCCCCACCACCAGTAATTTCTACAGTTGGTTTTGACCCCGCATCATATCCTTCACCTACATTATCAACAGTAATCTGAGTTAAAGGTCCGAATTGCACGAATTCGCCAGATTTGTAACCCCAAATAGATACACCATTTATCCATGTACCTATAGGACTGTTAGCAGCAATATCTTGTCTCTCAGATATAGTTTGGACAAGTCTAGGAAATCTTAGTAACTTTCTTTGGTTTCCTGGGATTAGAGCAGACCCTGTAAACGGACCTATTTTGTAGTTGGGTAATCCTGACGCTGCAACATAAACATATGAGTCATTGAAGAAGGCATTTTGTATATTAGTCGTAAATTCACTAACAACGTTGTTAATAGAGGTTACATCTGACTTACCTCTGTTTAAGTCAACAGATAATAGAATATTTCCCTCAGGTATAATTTCAGTAGGGACATTTAACTGATAAGAGAATGAAAAGTCATCTAGACGTGCAGTTACTGTAAATGTGCCATTATACACAACAGGGTTTGCACCATATATCGTAACTTGGTCAGAAACAAGTAAACCATGTGGATTACCGCAAACTACAGTTGCAGTCTGGTTATTAACACCACCTGGGGTAATTTCTGTAACTTGAATAAGTTTTTTAACGTTATATAACCAAGAAGTCAATCTTTCGTCAATAGCAGTTGACCCAAGATTAGCAACCTTTAATTTATCACCTTTTATGTAATATGACCCAGTATCGTTTAGTACTGTTGTACCTGCCTCAGCAATACCGAGAATTCTCATCTTACACTCGGTAGCTGTGCCAAAATTGGTATATACGAAAATATCAGACTGGACAATCGTACCTGGGTCCCAATCTTCGACTATTCCATTTTTACTACGAGTACATTCAATAAACTGGTTAAGTGACTTCTCTTTATACTGGACTTGCTCTTCATCATTAATTAATATAGTACCATTTCTCTCAGGCCACCCAATAGTTGAGTCAACCGTGATTATTTGACCATCTGTAGATAAAGGCTCAACTAGAGTCGTTTTATAAGGTATTTTAAATAGACCAGATAAGGTTTCTTCAGATATTGCTAATTCATAGATTGTATCAGTACCTTCAATGATAGTAATGACGTTTTCAATCAATGCATTTGCTTGTTTGATGTTTAGGTCAACAGCATCTGCATATTGCACTACTTGAGAGTCAATTAAGTTAGCAGGGTCACCAGATATCAACTCAGCACGTAAAACGGTGTCTACAACCCATGTAGCGTGGGATGGTGAGATAATTTCATCTCTTGGATAGAATAGTGATACATTCTCACCAAAAAGAATTTTAAACAGATATTGGGTTGCTAATTCTGTACCTTTTGAAACATAGAAGTCACCAATATTCTTAATGACTTGTACTGGGTTTACTTTAGAAAAATCAATGTCTAAAGTAGGTAAATATTGTCTTCTAAACTTATCAAATACTTCTCTTATAAAAAGACTATCTAAATTAACAACCGATGCTCCTGCAGGGTGATTAGACTGTCTTAATTGCTCTTCTCTAGCATATACTTCGTTATGATAATTGTCGTATGTAACAGCACCAGAAACGCCTCTAGAGCAGTTTAAAAAGGCAGAAGGTGAATACCCACTACCAGGCTCTATTACGTCATATCCAGTAACTTC